TGCGTTTCTCTGTGTCTCGTCTGTCATTCCTGCCAGCGCATCTATGCTGTCAAGTAATACCTCTTCTGTGCTTTTAAAACTGCCGTCTGTATTCTTAAGTGAAACGCCGATAGCGTCAAAGTCTGCACTTGCTCCCTCTACGCCGTTTTGTGCGTCTGCAAGGTCGCTTGTGATGTTCTTAATTCCCTTGCTTAAGCTGTCTATGCTTGTCCCGCTGCGCTCGCAGGCGTACTCTAACTCTTGGTATAGATCGCTGCTTATAGATAGTTTCTGGCTTTCCTTGTCTATCTCGTCGCCTGCGCTTGCCACGTCGTTTGCCATATCCCATACAGCTTTACCCGCCGCAACTGCTGCCGCTGCTATGGCTGCCGTCGCCGCCGCTATCGCTGTGCCTACTGCCTTTATCGTTTCCCCTGCCGTCTTAAAATTGTTGGCGCTGTCTTTTGCGTCGTCTCCGCTGTCCTTAATGCTGTCGCCTGCGCTCTCTGCCTCTTCGTCTACCGTTTCAAGGCTTTCTGCTGTCTTTTTCAGTTCCCCCTCGGTATTTGCAAGCGCCGCTTTCTGGTAATTAAGCTGTGTTTCCAGCTTTTTGCTTTCCTCGCTATTTTCGCCCGTAGCCTCTTTGCAGCTCTTTAAGGCTTTTTCTGTCTCTTCTACCTTTTTCTTTTGTTCGTCGTATGTCTTTTGTAACACGGTCTGCTTTGCCCGCAGCGCCTCTGCGCTACTTGCATTGTTCTTATATTCCGCTGTTACCAGTTTCATTTCACTATTCAGCACCTTTAGGGTGCTGTTGATCTCTTTACACGCCGCTTTATACTGCGCCTCGCCGTCAAAGCTAAGCCGTGTTTTTATGTTGTCTGTTTTGTCAGCCATTTTTTACAGCCCCCCTAGTGCTATGTCTATGTCGTCCATTGGTTCTACCGCTGGCGCTTTGTTTCCTTTTGTTCCGAAAATATACGGGTTATATTCCTTGTGATACTTGAATAGCTTAATAATCTGGTATGGCGTTTTTCTCCATGCGTCGCACTCTGAATAGCGCAGCAATACCATTGCGATATATAAAAGCCGTGCAGTATCTAGCTTTCCTGCACGGCTCTGGTTTCCCCCGTATTTTCTTCCTGCTCTTCGTCCTCTGTCTCTGCCTCTTCGTCGTCCTCGTCGTCGCCTTTTACAGCTGTTGAAAATGCAGAGTAGATCACATTCTTAATTACTGCCAAATTGCCTACGTGTATCATCTTGCCTACCTGCTGCTCTGTAAGCGGCTGCTCGTCCTCGTCTGCTCCCTCGTTGATAAGCGTAGTAAGCAGCCACTTTAAATCTTTAATCATGTTTTTGTTGCTCTGGTCGAAAACCTTGTCTAACTTGTCATAGCCCCCGAATCTGTCCTGTAATTCGTCCAGCACGTTAAGGCTGAAAAGTAAGTGGTACTTTTTCCCGTTAAGCTCTACCTCATAACGTCCATCTCTAATAGCGCTCATATCATCAAATAAGGCGCAGCCTCACGCTGCGCCTCTCTCCTTTCCCTTATGCTGTTTTCAGCGTTCCGCTCTGCTCCGGCACTTTCGTAAACCATGTTTTTGCTGCTGTGTCGTCCGGCTTTCCTACGTAATCGGCTTTCCACTTGTCTGTACTTGCCTTGATAAAATCGCCCTCGATCTCCGGCGTGTTGAACTCGATACTCTCGCCCTTTGTCTTGTAGCTTTCGTTCGGTACTTTGAACTTTCCTTTAAGCAGCCATACATATTTGTAATTGCCGCCCGTCTTTTTTGCTCTGAACCCTACGGCAACATATGGCGGCTCGTCCTCTGCTCCAGCCCATACTACTTTGTTGTCGTCTACTTCCTGCCCCAGCAGCTCTGCTGTTACTTCCGGCGTTAAGTCCTTAATACCCAGCTTAAGCGTAGCCTTTACAAATTCCTTTGCAATCTCGCTTACTGCGTCGTCTGCGTACAGCGTGCCGTCTGCCGTCGTTACGGATAAATCAGCCTGCAATGCAGGCGCAAGGCTTTTGGGTGTCCCCCAGCTGTCCCCGCTCTCTCCCTCTGTTACTGTTGCGTAAAAAAGGTCTTTTAATCCTAATGTCATGGTCTTATCACTCCTTTAATATTTCTACGTTGATAGGTACTAACCAATATCCCGTGTCTATCTCGTAGCTTTCCGTGTCTACGCTGTTAATGTAATACCCAGCCTCTTTTAACACTTCCAGCGTCTTGTTTAACTGCGCCTCAAAGTCGCCCTTGTGAAAAAGCGTTACCCTGTAAAGCTCCCTGCCGTCGCTTATCTCGTCGTCAGCGTTTACCGCTGCGCCTATTAGCAGCCGCAGAAACGTATAGTAAGCCTTTGGTTTGCTCTTTCCAGTAAATACCGCTCTTTGCGCTGGCAGCCCTGCGCTTTCTAATACGTCTTTTAAGCTATCCATTGTTTGCACTCTCCCATACTTCACGCTGCGCCGCTATTACCTTTTCGTGTGCCTTGGCGTTTGCCGTTGTCATGTATGGTCGTGCCTGCTGGCTACTCGTCCCATACTCTGCTATAAAGCCTATAGTTGCGTAGCGCACATTGCTTTTATCCCCTTTTCTTTCGTTTCCATGCTTTGCCTTTCCCTGCGGGTAAATGTCTACGTATTTCTCTGTATCATTCCCCTTTACAGATGTTGCTTTTATGGAATTGATAAAGCCGCCCGTATCGTTCAGCCCCATTGCCTGCGCCTCTGCTTTCTGTGCCTCTACCAGCACGTCAGCCCCAGCTTTTAGCATTTCTGGTACTGCCTCTACTGTTGCCTGCTCTCTCTTGCTAAAGGCTTGCATTACGTCCTCTAGCCCTACTGTGTTAAATTCTGCCATTCCTACGCCCCCTCTTCCTTGTTGCGCAGGTCTGTAAGTGTAAGCTCTATGGTGTCGTCGTCTATGTCGTAGGTCTTAAGCACGAAAAAACGCCGCCCGTCCATTTCTACGGTATCCTCGCCGCCATAATCTGCCTTATGTACCTCGCACTTTGCCTCTACCACTTTGCCCGTCTGCTGGCTCTTAAAATACTCGCTGTAGCCTACTGATTTTTTGTTACAGAAAACCGTTGTCTTGCTTTCCAGCTGCTCATTTTCAAAGCCGTTGTCATTTACCCGCTCGTCTGGCGCTTTCTGGCTTACAAGTGTAAGCTCGTCTACCCATTCTGCCATATCACGCCTCGCTTTCCCCTGTGTCCGTTTCGGACACTTGCGGCGCTGCGTCCCCGTTGTACTCCTGCGATAAAGCAAGCCGCATTTTCAGCGTGTCGTATGACTGTCTGAACTTATCCGCTTTATCGTTGTACCCAAACTCTGCCTTGCAGTACAGCGTTATTGCCCGTACTATCAACTCGTCTGTTTCGTCGTCCACTTTTACGCCGTCGTTTTTAAGGTCTGCTTTGCAGGCTGCTATACAGTCGTTAATTTCTTCTGTGATTTTCTCGCTAGTGCTGCTGATACGCAGCGCTGCCCGCATTTTTTCTGTTAATGTAGTGGCATTTGCTGCCATACCCTGCACCCTCTTTCTGATAATGCAAATGGGCTGCGTTTCCGCAGCCCCAGCTTGCTACTCTTTAATTTTTACAACTGCTGCCGCCAGCAGCTCTGCCGCTCTGTCCTTGTCTACCGTGAATGTTTCCCCGATACTCTTGATCTCGTTAAGCTGCTTGTCTAAGTAGTTGCACGTAACCTCTACTACCTCTTTGCCTGCTGCCTGTGCTGCGGCTAAGCGCTTTGCCTCGTCCTCTTTCGCTGCCTGTGCTGCTGCCGCCTTTTCCTCTTCTGTAAGCTCGGTGTTGTCCGGTATTTCTACCTCAACCTCTGCGCATCTTGCAGCGATTTCTTTAATTGTTCCCTCGTCGCTTACTCCCAGCTCCCTTGCCAAACTCTGCAAGTCTGCCTTTTTATAGCTTTCCAGCTGTTTAAGGTCTAAATGTCCTTTCATGCTATGCGCTCCTTTCCTGCATCTTATACGGCTGCGATCTTCTTAAGGGTTACAAGACTGTTTTTGTCTACTACCTTGCCGTCTGCAAGCATAATGCCCTTTGTGATCTGGTCGTCCGTGTCGTTGTCCTCATACTTCTTTACGCCCATAGCATAGTTGGTGTTCAGTACGTAGTCCTTGAAGTTAAACAGAAAACCGAATACTGTACCAGCTGCCATGCTTGCTGTGTATGCCGCTACATAATCGCAAAGCACTACCTCTCTGCCTAAAAGCGTGCGCTCCGGCTTGCCTGTA